CTTTTTTACATACTATCTTGGACGTGCTCTACACGCTTGTGGTCATAAACGCAAGACTCACCCATGTGGCCTTTGCACTCACCGACCATGCCGTCTTGCTTACCCATGTGGCTTGCTTCACGCATTCCGATGCCGTCGGCCTTTCCAAGAGCAACTCCGCCCACTAAAGGCATTTTGCGCTCTCCAGATGTATCGGCAGAATCAGCGCCTTTAGGCAATTTCTCGCCAGACATGCCTTTAGTGCCCTTCATGCTGTTTACGCCAGTCATTTTGTTAAATGATGTTGGACCCAGTTTCTTTTCGCCAGTAGTGTCGCTAGATTTAGCGCTCTTTGGCTCTTTTTCCATTTTGTAATAACCCATTTTTGTTCCTTGCAAGTTTAAAAATTGGAATTGTTATTCTCTCATTATATCGAGTTTTGTCAAGTCATATCAATTGTCACAATAAAATGTTATAAACTGGATATGAAAAATCTTCCAAATGCCGATCACATAATGTATTTTGACAAACAAATATGTTATTGGCAAGTCATTTTAGGACTAAATTCTTGGCGTTTGGAACGTAATCCCAAGATGTCTTCAGCAATGGCTGACGTACAAATAGACTACGGCTCCAAACTTGCCGTCTACCGCATAGGCAATTTTGGCGGTTGTTCTATAGACAAAGAGAGCTTATCCCTTACAGCTCTACACGAATGCTTACACGTGCTTTTACACGACCTTATCCGCACAGCGCAAAACCGAGGATCTGACGAAGACTTGGATGCAGCTGAACACGCAGTTATTAACGTACTCGAAAAGGTAATTTATGGTAGGCACAACGAAGGTATCTGACCAGGAAATTTTAGATGCTTATATGAGACTTGGCAGCCACGAAAAGGTTTCTGAGTATTTATCTTTAGATATAAGATCACTTAGACGTAGACGTGTAAGAATGGAAAAAGCAGGTTTTGTATTTGTAGCAAAAAAACATTTTGATGCACATGCAATTGAACGCAAAATTGATCTAGGCATTAAAAACGGCACAGTTATAGTGTTTTCCGATGCACACTTTTGGCCTGGCATAAGGTCAACTGCATTTAAGGGCCTGCTCTATGCCATTGGTACATATGCTCCCACAGCTGTAATAGCCAACGGTGACATATTTGATGGCGCTTCCATTTCTAGGCACGCCAGGATTGGCTGGGATAAATCCCCTAGCGTAATAGAGGAGCTAAAGGCTTGCCAGGCTTGCATGTCAGAAATTGAGGAAGTAGCCAAGGCAGCCAGACACAATGTGCGCTTGCTTTGGCCTTTGGGCAATCATGATGCACGATTTGAGACATATTTAGCTGCCAATGCGCCCCAGTTTGAACACACCACAGGTTTTAAGTTGTCGGACCATTTCCAAAAATGGAAAAAATGCTGGTCCGTTTGGTTGAATGAACAAGTTATTGTTAAGCACCGCAATAAAGGCGGAGTACATGCAACGCATAACAATACAGCCCAATCAGGCGTAACAATGGTTACAGGCCACTTACACAGCCTTAAAGTCACACCTTACGTTGACTACAATGGTGTGCGATATGGTGTAGATACAGGCACTTTGGCGGACATATATGGCCCACAGTTTGAGAATTACTTAGAGCAAAACCCTGTTAACTGGCGCTCTGGCTTTGCAATACTGACGTTTGTCAATGGCGTTTTATTAATGCCTGAACTTGTAATGGTACATACACAGGACACCATCCAGTTTCGAGGCGAAGTTATTAACGTCAAGCAATACTAGATAACCTAGCGGGGATTCTCACCCCGACCTTCCCTTTATCAATGGGATATTCTAAATATTAAATTACAAGGTTAATCTTTACTCCTCGTCTTCTTCTTCTTCTTCTTCTTCGTCCCAAACAATTTCGTATTCTGACTCAGCAACCATTTCAGCTACAAAAGCCTGAATTGCAGCAATAAACTCAAAGTCTGCTGATTCAACTTCTAATTTGAAATCTTCGCCTTCAATAACAAGATTGTGATCCATTAACATTCCCCATGTTCATTTGCAAAATTGCTAGTAAATCTTAATGGGGTTTTGTGAAAGTTTCATTATCTTTAATTACAAATATTTCAAAGTATAAGTACAACAAAAGAATTATAAAGAATGTAAATGCACCCAATAGTAGTATTGACACAATCGTTAGGATATTAAGCATTTAACCTCTTTTAACTTTTGAGTTACACCATCAAAGATAAATTCAACATTTTGTGTGCCGTATTTAGAAAACTCTAAGTATTCCCCAGTAGTTTTTTGATTAAAAATGACATTAGCTGATATGGCAAAGTCTTGCGGTTCTGTCTTAATTCTAAATTGCACGGACCCATTAAAGTTTGGGCAAGCGCCATACACTTCTATCCAGCCATTTTTTGGACTGTAATACTCAATCTTTTCACCTGCTGCCCACGCCACTATTACGTCATAGTTTTTATGTTTCATTTACTTTGTGCCTTTCTTAATATTGCGTTTGCAAATTCATATATACCATTTGTTACATTTTTTCCAATACCAGGTTCAGGACTAAAAGTTTTGAACCATTCTTTTTCTATTTCCTCATCTGTCAGACTTACCCATTCTTTAGTACCAAAAAACTTTTCAGTACATTCGAGGCAATACAACGCATACCCACCATTAGCCCCACATTCATCGCACCCTTGTGGTGTGGTGTAGAGAGGTTTACAAGATTCATTTATTTTTGTGCAAATCATGTTTCCTTTACTGTCTATCCATCCCACAGGCTCACCTTGCTCTTGCTTTGGTGCTTCTTTAGTCATTCTTGTCCCCTTCAAAACATTGCTTGACGTTTTGGCATACATTGAACATCAATAATAATGTCCGACATCATGCCTGAGATCATGCGTTTGCTCATGACTGGAACTGGGCGCATACCTCCAGCTTCGCACTCCATTGAAGCCTGTATAACCTCATTACGGCTCATTTGCTGCGCTTGTGGGTCTACTCGTATAGGCACAATTGGAGGGTTTGTGTAAGTAGGTTGTACTGGCGCATCTAATCTTGGCGCCTGAGTTGCGCACCCAGCTAATAAAAGTATTGGAATTAAATATTTCATACGACCGCCTTTAATATACGTTGATTTCTGCCACTAGATCCTGGGCGTTTTTTGAATGTGTCGATCACCAAGCCTTTGCGCATAAGCGGTCTAAGCCTGGGAGATATTGAGCTTGGCCTTACATCAGGCAAATGCTTTTCTATCTCCTCCAAAATACACCCATCAGGAAACGCTTTAATGGCATCTAGGACGACTTTTTCCATGTTGGTCACGTCAATGCTTAAGGCAGCCTCTTTTGATGTGTCAGGGTCTGTTGCCCTAGCAAATCCACGACTAACCATTTCACTCAATTCTGCAAATATATTAAATGTTTTCATAATTTACCTTTATTTATCTTAATTTAAAAAAATGGGCGGTTCGCATTAAGCAGCGTTTTCCATTTTCCAATAACGACGAAAGTTATTTGACATGAGGCGCTAACCCTCATTACCGCCCTAAACTTAGAAACCTATGTCATCTACAGGCTTTTTCTCTCTTGGCTCATTCAAGTATGCCCAGCCAGACCAAGCAGGCTCACAAACAGGAATGGTGTCAATCTTTAGCATTGGACCGTTCTTTGTCTCAATAATGGACCCAATTCGCTGATAGCGGTTCTTCTCTTGACCATTTTGGTCTTTGTATTTACCCACTATTGCCGTAATTTCTGATGTAACTTTAGACATTAATTTTCCTTAATTTTTCTACTTTTTCATTTACTTCTACTAAAAACATAACTACTTCATTCTGCAGTTTTTTTGCGTAATCCTCATCTAGCTCGATGCGCTGGACAAAAAGCTGCAAATTTTCTGGCAATCTTGGATCATAGCTAACAAAATCGCACCACTTACGACCAGTACAAACCATTTGCCAGGTCATCTGAGTGATGTATTTGCTTGATACTTTTTGCGCCAATAATGTATCCAAATGCGTACTGGTGTTTGGGCATTTGATTTCTATGAGGCCTTCACTTCCAACCAAACCATCGGGAGATGCACCAGCTTGTTCAATCATTGGATGCACAACAAACCCAACCTGATTAACCATTTCGCCAGTTTTCAGCTCGTATTGCGCCCTGGCTAGTGGTTCTGTCTCTGTGCCCCATTGCATTGCAGCATTTGAGAAAGATTCCGCAGGCTTGCCAGTCAAAATCTCGCAAATGAGTTGCGCCTCGTAATTGGCACGACTTGCAGAGTAACCTGTCTTTGTCGTAGCAATCACGTCCGCAACCCTTGAAGCCGTTACTTTTCCGCAACGAATAGCAAACCATTCGTCTGTGCCTTGTTCAATATCACTCATCGACACCCCCATTTATGCCCCTAGGCTCAATCTTTTTAAACTCACGCTCTACAAGCATTGCATCTGCAACTTTGTAGGACAATTCAATAACATCTTTGTTAACTGTCTTGCGACCAAAGATAATACCGATAAGCGCTTGGCTTGCAAAATAATCACGCAAATCTAATCTAAAAATATTTTCTCTCATTTTTTACCTCCGAGTTTTTTCTTAATTTCGTCTTTTTTGCTAATAAGTTTTTTCTGCCAGTCCTTGTCCCCATCTGTTGCAGCAATAGCTTGCACAAATGCTTTTTGTAATGCCTCAATGGTCACGCACTCCTCAAACAGCGCCATGTAATCCAATAATTCAGATTCGTTAACAGTAGATTCTGGCTCCTCGCCTTGAGGTACATCTTCACCAGCGTAAATGTATAGGCCAATACCATGCAAGGCCAATGATTTAGTCATGCAGCGCATGATGGCAGTATTGATCTGGAACGCATCTGGGTTGAGAATAGCCTTGTTGCTGTGATTCATTACTGGGAGTTGGCAAGTCATTTGTTTACCAAATAACTGTGTAGTCACAAACACCATAGCAGTATTGTTTATTTCCATAAAACATTTGCCGTTGAACATTTGTATATCCCAGGTTGCAGAAGGATCGGCCTCTAGCGCCTTTGCCCATGCCCAAGCCCAGCTAAGGTATGTAAGGTTACCTTTGCGCTCTGTATGATCGTTTACGTTAAGTTTTAATAGGTCATTGACGTTCATAGAACCCCCAAGTAACCAAGAATAATAATAACAACCGTAATGATTGCTGCAGCTGTAATAACGATTTTGTCTTCTTTGTCCATAGTGGTCTCAAAATTAGGTTGTGGGGAATCTGGGAATGCCTCTGCTAAAGTGCGAGGAAACTTGCGAGTTGTGTCATTCATAATCTGACTCCTCACAAAGTTCACATCCTGGGTGATCAGAGTCACGACAGTCTGGGTTGTGACGTAAGAGGTTGTACCTAAGAGTTTGAAAGTTGACTGCAGCTTGTAGTGCATCAATTTCGTCTTGTATGCTGGGGTCAAAATAATTTCTATCATTCATAATTTTCCTTAATTT